CTTCAAAAATTACAACATAATCTTATTATCTTAGAGAACAAGGTAGACAACCGTGAAGGTCGTCGTAAACTTAACGCGTCACTAGGATATGCTAGAATCGGATTAAACAATGTTTAAGGAATAACAAGTGACTGACTATAAACAACATATTTTAAAACATTCTTTAAATCCAAACAATCATAATATAACCCGCTATGTAACATTTATTGAGCATTGTAAAACCTTAGTACTTAATGACAAATACACCGAAACTCATCATATCGTTCCTAAGTCATTTGGCGGATTAGATAATATTAACAACTTAATTACGTTAAGTGCAAGGCATCATTATATAGCACATTTATTATTAGCAAAAGGCACAAATAGTCCTAAAATGATTAAAGCATTACACTTAATGGTGTATTCTAAAACTGGTGATGTATGCCGATCTTATAAAATAACCAATAGAGTGTATGCATACCTTAGAGAATCGCATGCAAAGGTTGTAAGTAATTATAGTAAAGGCACAGTGGTTGCAAAAAATTTGAATACTTTAGAAATTAAACGAATTCCTAAAGAACTTTTTGACAAATATAACGGTATTATATATGTTGCATTAGCAAAGGGTAGAAAAGACAGTATAGCAACTGTTAACAAAAAAAGAGAAGCTAGTAAACGACCACGCATAGTTTGTCAACAATCTATAGTTAGAAGCCAAACTGCATCTAAATACTCTTACTGTACACCTAAAGGATTTTGTAACACTAGTAAAGAACTACTAACAGTTTATCCAACATTTACTAAAAATACATTGACTATTATTAATAATGATGTTATTATAACACATAAATTTGCGTCAATTCATAATGAGTTTTCAACGTTTGTTGGAAAATCTTTTAAAGAATTTGGTATAACTAAATTAATCAAGGATAATACATGTCACACATTAAAATAAGCGAGATATTTTACTCACTGCAAGGCGAAGGGCGATTTATGGGAGTACCGTCAATTTTTTTACGAACATTTGGTTGCAATTTTCGCTGTAGAGGTTTTGGAATGCAAAACGGTGAATTAAGTACGGAAGCTTTGGATCTTGCAAAATCTGCATCATTATATACAAGCTATAATTTACTTCCATTAGTAACTACTGGTTGTGACTCATATGCTGCGATATATCCGCAGTTTAAGCATTTAAGTCCAGCTATGTCTACTGATGAAATTGTAGACAGAATGATTGCGCTGTTACCTAACGGTGAATGGGGTGGAGTACACTTAGTAATTACAGGCGGCGAACCATTATTACCAGGTTGGCAACAAATATATCCAGAATTACTAAGACATCCTAAACTTGCAGACTTAAAAAACATTACATTTGAAACTAATGGTACACAAGAACTATTAAACACGTTTGAAGATTACTTATATCAAGAACGTCGGTATCAAACTACGTTTTCAATTAGTCCTAAACTAAGTGTAAGTGGTGAGCCTAGAGAAAAAGCGATACGTCCTGAAATTGTAACCGAATATCAATTTTCAGGGCATGGGTCATATTTAAAGTTTGTAGTAGCGTCTGAAGATGATGTTACTGAAGCACTCGAAGTAATGCAGTTATACAAAGATAAAGGATTTAAAGGTGAAATTTACTTAATGCCAGTAGGCGGAGTAACTGAAGTATACAATCTTAATAATCAGCGTGTAGCTGAACTTGCATTACAACACGGATTGAGATATAGTGATAGACTTCACCTCCCTCTCTTCGGCAACAACTGGGGAACATAATGTTTGGAAATTTTATAAAAAAAGTGTTTAGTGGCGAAAATCCACAATTAAAACACCAACAAGAAGTACAAGCGGCAATTAAAGCTAAACAACAGTTAAAAGCTAAACCAAAAACTAAAGCTAAACCAAAAGCTAAAGTTGCTGTCGAGAAAGCACCGTTAACTGAAAAAGAAAAAGCAACACTAAAACAAGAACCATGGGTAGATGTAATCGGTTTTAGAGTTAATCCAGACAATGTCAGAAACGGATTCTTTGAAATCGATTGGAATGATTACTGGATTGAAAAATTAAAACAAGAAGGGTACGGTTTTGATGGTGATCCAGAAGATGAAATTGTAGGTCGTTGGTATAGAGATATCTGTTACAATGCTGCAGCAGCGGAAGGTATTGATATTACAGATCAAGATTTTGGAATCCTTAAAGTTAACAAACTATAGAGAGGTAACATGGCATTTATTGAAGTAGATACAGCAAACTTGTTTTCTAGAGCGCGTCATTCTGTAAAAGGAAGTGACGATATTAAGCTCGGTATGGCATTACATATTATGTTTAATGGTATTAAGAAAACATGGAATGATTTTGACGGACATCACGTAGTATTTTGTTTAGAAGGGCGTAGTTGGCGTAAAGATTTTTACAAGCCATACAAAGCTAATCGTGCAGAAACTCGTGCAGCAATGACTGTTAAAGAGCAAGAAGAAGATAAAATATTTTGGGAGGCATTTAACGAGTTTTGCGAATTTGTACGTGATAAAACTAATTGTACTGTATTACAACATCCGCGACTAGAAGCAGATGATTTAATTGCCGGATTTATTCAAATGCACCCAAATGATAAACATATCATTTTTAGTACAGATACTGACTTTCAACAATTAATTAGTCCTACTGTTAGTCAGTATAACGGTGTTGCTGATCATCACATTACACACGAAGGGTACTTTGATGCTAAAGGCAAACCTATTAAAGATAAAAAGACAGGTGAAAACAAACAACCATTTGATCCAGAGTGGATGTTGTTTGAAAAGTGTATACGTGGTGATACTAGCGATAATGTATTTTCAGCATATCCAGGTGCTAGAACAAAAGGCACTTCGAAAAAAGTAGGATTAACTGAAGCATTTGAAGATCGTAATACTAAAGGATATTCGTGGAATAACTTTTTATTACAAAGATGGACTGATCACAACGGCGTAGAACATCGTGTAATGGACGATTACGAACGTAACAGAACATTGATTGATTTAACACAACAACCAGAAGACATTCGTAAAATAATTGAGGATACTATTACCGAAAATGCTAAACCAAAAGAGATATCACAAGTGGGTGTCCGAATGATGAAATTTTGTCAATCATACGAAATGAAACGCATTGTCGATAGCATACAACAGTATTGCATCCCTTTCCAAGCTAACTATTCAAAACAATAATATGAAAAAAATTACATTACTTAAAGAAGAATTACTTGAAATTTTAGAAGTTTTAGAAAAATTTCCAGATGTAGAAAAAATAGAAGTAGGGTATGACGGATCTAGTGGTATTGGATACTTGCTAGAAATTTCGTTTCCGTACATAGTAAATGAGGTTGCTACTACTCAAACAATTGAAATATCAGGTGTAGATACATGGTAGAAATCGAACTACATGCAAAACCGATCGTAGATGGTAAATTTTGGATTGTAGAACAAGACGGTTTAAAAATTGCTACTTTACATAAAAAAGAAAATAAGTATGTACTAAGTAGCAATAACAACGAAGTAATGTTTAACAAAAAAGAAGAACTTACTAAGCAATTTGGATCAGGATTCTTTTTATCTAACAACAATGTAAAAGTATCATCAGTTGATACTAATGAATGTTATGGGTTTCCAACTAGCTGTAAACCATATAATTCAGTATACGATGTTAAACGTAAATTACCGTTATTTACCAAGAGCGATCAAAGTAAAAGTTTGTATTGTGCTGGTTATTATGTAATTAAATTTGAAAAAGGCTGGGTTAAGAGCTTTTGTCCTAAGGCAATTACTATAGAACGCAACGACCATAAAGGTCCTTTTAAAACAGAAATTGAAATGAAAATGGTATTAGCAAATGCAAAAAACGATTAATACAAGTCCTATTACACAGTTTGCTCAGTTGTTGCGTGCAACTGAGTTATCTCAACAAAAAGAAGTAAAAATGCCAATTCAACAAGCTAGATTACTTAATTTAGCACTAACTGAACTTTTAGATCAAATTAATCGTGACTACGGTGAATTATTAGAAGCGTTAAAGCAACAACAAAGCAGCGAAGTTATTACTGTTAATCTCGATGGCGGTTTCTTTAGTGAAGAAAAATAGGATAAATATACGTAGTTAATAGGAGGACCTCATGTCGAGACCTAAACCACGTATACTTTTAGAATACACTGATCCAAATACAAATCAAATAGACCAAATTTTAGAAGCTGATGCAATATGGGCTGTATACTATCGTAATGAACCGATTAATTTAAAAAATATATCTAGCAACAATAGTTACAAGTACAAAAAGACCAGCTTCTCAAATGAAGGGCATGCACACAACTTAGCTAAAAAGCTAAACACTACATTTAATTGTAGCGACTTCGCTGTACTAAAGCTATTTAAAGGGGTTATAGTACGATGATCACGCAAGCTGCATTAACAAAAATCTTCTTAGAGCAGTGGGGTAAGAGTTCAGATGACACTAACGTGAAATTATTTTCTCGTAAATGGTGGCAATCAGTTCGATCAGAAAAACCTGCTGCATTAAGATTATCTGACGACGGATTTGAATTTCTAACTAAAACATTAGACCTCAAAGCATACGAAATTCCATTTACAGATACAATAGAACTCAGTCCGCAAACAATCATTTTTTTAGAAAGATATATTGACTGCCCTTATTACTTAACTTATAAAAGCATAACAGTATTCAACGAACGCAAATGTGTTGAATTGTATTTCTTTTCAGATGACATACGGAGATATGGATTATCTAAAGCAATGCGAGAACGGCAAAACAACTTGTAAAAAGTTCTTGACGTTTGTTAAAAATACTGTATAATATGCAGCATAGTTAGTTAGCAACGCAACAACTTACGCACTGCTTACTTATTATATTTAACTTTATTTTTTTAACTCACTATGAGGAATTACACTATGAGCAACGAAATCACTTCACGTACAGTCGGTCCTAAAAACGCTAAAAAATGCTTACGTAAAGCGTTTAACAGCAAACGTCCAATCTTTATTTGGGGTCCTCCAGGCATTGGTAAATCTGATATTATTAAACAATTAGGTAGTGAGTTAACTGCACATGTGATCGACGTGCGATTAAGTTTATGGGAGCCAACAGATATTAAAGGTATTCCATACTTTGATTCAGTAGACCAAACAATGGTATGGGCTCCACCTTCAGAACTTCCTAGCAAAGCGTTTGCTGCAAAACACAAAAGCATCATTTTGTTTTTAGACGAGATGAATTCTGCTGCGCCTAGTGTTCAAGCTGCTGCTTATCAGCTTATTTTAAATCGTCGTGTTGGTCAATATGAGTTGCCAGAAAATGTTGTAATTGTTGCTGCTGGTAACAGAGAAACAGACAAAGGTGTTACTTATCGTATGCCAGCCCCGTTGGCTAACAGATTTGTGCATTTAGAAATGGCTGTTGAATGGGATGATTATTTTGACTGGGCTACAGAAAACAATATTCATCCAGACGTAGTTGGTTTCTTAACAGCAAGCAAACAGGACTTGTATACATTTGATACTAAATCGAGTTCACGTGCATTTGCTACGCCACGTTCGTGGAGCTTTGTAAGTGAGTTGCTTGCAGATAACGATGTTGATTCTGACACATTGTCCGATCTAGTTGCAGGTTCAATTGGCGAAGGACTTGGTATTAAGTTTATGGCACACAGACAGTTTGCAAGTAAATTGCCTGATCCACGCTCAGTACTTGAAGGCAAAATTACAAAATGTGAAACTAAAGAGATTTCAGCAATGTACTCATTAACAATTAGTTTATGCTATGAGTTAAAAGAGGCTGCTAGTAAAAAAGTACCTAATTGGAATGACCAAGTTAACAATTACTTCCTGTTTTTAATGAATAATTTTGAAACAGAAATTGCAATTATGGGTACTAAACTTGCATTGTGCCAATACAAATTACCTTTAGAGCCAGACGAAATTGAATGTTTTGACGATTTCCATGCTAAGTATGGCAAATATATTACTGCTGCTAGCGGTCAGTAATTTCAAAGCAGTTGACACCGCCGCAAGGCGGTGTTATACTTTACACTTACTAACAAAATTAAGGAGTATTTTATGGCATTAGATACAATCGTAGACAAGATTATCGTAGCTCGCGTAGGCTTATTATTACGTCATCCATTCTTTGGCAACATGGCTACACGTTTAAAAATTGTCGACGGTACAGATTGGTGTCCAACTGCTGCTACTGACGGTCGTTCTATCTTTTATAATCGCGAGTTCTTTGAACCACTAACTGTAAAACAAATTGAATTCGTTATTGGCCATGAGATCCTGCACAACGTATTTGATCACATGTCACGCAGAGATGGTCGTAATCCTAAAATCTTTAACATTGCATGTGACTACAATGTAAACGGTCAATTAATTCGTGATAAAATCGGCGAAGTTCCGCCTGTTATTAAAATCTTTCATGACACTAACTATTACGGTATGGGTTCTGAAGAGATTTATGACAAGCTAATGGATGATCATGACGAACAGTCACTTTCTCAAATTGGTGAAATGTTAGATGAACACGTTGACTGGGAAAGTAATCCTAACGGCAGTGGCCGTCCGCAATATACTAAAGACGAATTGAAAAAGATTCGAGACGAGATTCGCGAAGCTACTATGGCTGCTGCACAAGCTGCAGGTGCTGGTAATACTCCGGCTAGTGTTGCGCGTATGATTAAAGAACTTACTGAACCTAAAATGAACTGGCGTGAAATTTTACGTCAGCAAATTCAAAGTACTATTAAAAATGATTTTTCATTCATGCGTCCTAACAGAAAAGGCTGGCATATGAATGCTATTTTGCCAGGTACTAATTATGATGAAACTATTGATATCTGTGTTGCTATTGATATGTCAGGATCGATCGGCGATGATCAAGCTAGAGATTTCTTAAGTGAGATTAAAGGCATTATGCAAGAGTATCAAGAGTTTAATATTAAACTGTGGTGCTTTGATACACAAGTATATAACGAAGCTGATTTCAATGCTTACACTATTACAGAGTTTGACCAGTATCAGCCAAAAGGAGGTGGCGGCACAGACTTTGATGCTAACTGGGAATACATGAAAGAACATGATATTCAACCTAAAAAGTTTATTATGTTTACTGACGGTTACCCATTTGGTAGTTGGGGTGATGAAGCTTACTGCGACACAGTGTTTATCATACATGGCAATAATACAATTGTTCCACCATGGGGTGAGTTTGCTTACTATGAGTTTGCTAAGGAGCCAGCATAATGGCTCTAAAAAATGGAAAACCGAATCCATTAAATTACTTTAACATGCGTAGGGTGGGCTTTGCCTGCCCTCACTTTACGTATTTCAAAATTAATAAATTTAATCCAGAATTAGTCAGATCTATTGACAGTTGGATTGCTAAAAATTTAAATAATCGATATTACATAGACAAGGGGATTTCATTAGATTCATCTAATTCCATTGTCTATAACATTACTATTGGGTTTGAATCTGAAAAAGATCTTAGCTTTTTCACAATTGCTTGCCCTGAAATTAATTTAAGATAATTAATTATATTACTAACCATAGAGGAAAACACATGACAGAAACAACTCAAGACGCAGTACAAGACGAAGTAGCACAAGAAACAGCTCAAGAAACAGCATCGAATGATCTTACTATTAATGACTTAAATGCAATCAAAACTATTTTTGATATTGCAATTTCAAGAGGTGCATTTAAACCAAATGAATTAGTACCTGTTGGTCAGACATATGCTAAATTAGAAAACTTTTTAATTGTTGTTGCTAAACAAGCTGAAGCACAACAAGCTGAACAACAAGGCGCATAATATGGCCGAACTTAAACATGTTGGTAGAGTTATTAGCTCCGGCAAAAAATGCATTGTTGCATATCGTACATTACCCGGTGAGGCATATAATTGCCTAATTGTTCCTACTGAAAATTTACCAGATAGTTATCACGATGCGATTATTAATTTAGTAGAAAGCAATGCCGGACAAGCTGCTTATGAATTTGCGGAAGCATTAGCACGTACTAATTTTCCAGATGGGTATGTTATGTTAACTGCATTACATAGTCAAAATAGATTGGTAAAAATTTCAACAGATCAAGTCGAAATGTTACCAACGCATACAGTTTCAATTAAATTGTCCGAGTTAAATCAAATTATTGCAGAACAACGTGGTACAACAGTTGACGAATTATCACTTAAATCGCCAACTAAAATTGAACCGTTCCAAGAAAAAGAAACTGTAAAATCTGAAGAACCAAAATCAGCATTAGTAGAGCTTTTAACTCCCGAGCAAAAAGCTAAACACTATCGTTCAGAAGCAGATCGGTTATCAAAAGAAGCTGCTTCTTTACGTAGACAAGCCGAAGAACTTGTTCCTACAGTTAAAAAATCTAAAACTGATTTGCTAGAAGCAAGAGACGCAGCAGTAGCTGAGGCAGTAGCTGAGGCACTAGAATCAGACAAAGTAACTACTAAAAAAGTAGCTAAGGCAAAAGTTGACAGTCCAAAAGAAACCACTTCCTGAGGATGTGATTGCAGTTTGGCCTGAAGTATTAGAAGAGGTGTCTATTAATAAGATACCTCTTCTTTATTTACATTCCGTAATTGTTAATTTTAAAGATAATAAGTCTTGGGAAATAAAATTAACAGCAAAATTAAAAAAAGAAGGCTGGGAAAGTTTTCAAACAAGTTTGTCTGACTTACTCACTTCATACGAAGATCGCATAGACGATGTTAATTTTAAAATTGACGCAGTTAAAATTAAAAAAGACATTGAAAAATCAACTAATAAATTTTTTAAAAAAAATAAATTATGAACATTAAATTAGTATCATATTCTCAACCAACTGAAGAATTTGCTGAGTTAGGAATTACCGATGCACAAGAACTTATAGCATTTTGTGCAAGAGTAAGTAATCCTTCAAATCAGTTTAATACAGAAACTTCAGAAAAACTCATCAACTACTTAATTAAACATAAACATTGGTCACCACTTGAAATGGTTAATGTATGTTTAGAAATCAATACCACCCGTGATATTGCACGTCAATTACTACGCCACGCTTCATTTAGATTCCAAGAGTTTAGTCAACGTTATGCAGATCCAACTGATGACTTGTCTTTTGAAATACGTGAAGCACGTTTCCAAGATCCTAAGAATCGTCAAAACTCTATCACAGTTAATACTGTTGAAGAAGAAGCAATTAATAACGAATGGAAACTAAGACAGCAATATCTTATTGAAGCAGCAAAAGTACAGTATGCATGGGCAATTAGCAAAGGAATTGCTAAAGAACAAGCTCGTGTTGTTCTTCCAGAAGGTAATACTAAAAGTCGCGTGTATGTTAACGGGACGTTGCGCTCATGGATTCACTACATACAAGTGCGCAGTAACGTGGATACACAGCTTGAACACAAACAAGTTGCTGTAGCATGTGCGCAAGCAATTAGCGCAGTATTTCCAATGGTAAATGACTTTGTTTATAAGGAAGAATCAGAGACATTTGTTACTATTCCCGATGTTATTAAAGAAGATCTTGTTGAACATAAACTGGTTAACTGGTGGCAACACTTATTTAATTTTTATAAACACTAATCACAAAAAAGCCAGCATTGCTGGCTTTTTTTATTTCTCTATTATCGTATTACGGACGCCATGCTATTAACACATATCCCGGACGTCCGGCTGTACCTGAATTAAATATAGTTTCTTGGGTAGATTCGACTAAACTCCCGCCACTACCACCTCCACCGTACGATGTTGTGTTTACGCCGCCAGCACCGCCTGCAGTTGTAGTAACAGATGTAGATGTATTAGTTTTACCTGGTAATCCTGCACCTCCGACTTCTGCAGCACCAGCTCCGCCAGCACCGCCTGCAGCTGCAACTCCTGACGAAGAACTGCTTCCATAATTACCGCCCGATACAGTAACTGATACACCTGTTCCTGTTATTGAACTAGAACCGCCAACTTGCCCAGCTGCACCTGCAGATGTGTCGTATTGTCCAGTACCACCTTTACCGCCTGCTCCGACTACTACTGTAAGTTCGTCCCCACTTGTAACAGCTATAGTGGTAACTTCACCGCCGCCTGCACCGCCGCCTGCTCCGCTACTACCATTACTTGTGCCTACTCCAGCAGTAATAAGATTTTTAGGTTTACGTGTCGTCCATAAGATATCTTCTTCTCTATAAAAATTTTTGTTATCGTTTGTACTATGAATAGCAGGATCAAATAATGTGTCTGACCCGTCATCAACTCTTAACGTTGCAGCAATATAATGCCCATCCGCTGTACCAACTGTAGTAATAGTAGCAATCTTTCCACTATTTACTGTTGCAACTGTAATTACGAGATTATTTACGTCAGTACCACCTAAATTACGACCACTAATTGTAATTTGATCACCTACTGCATAATTTTTACCCGCTGCATATATTTTAACAGTCGTATACACTGTTCCGGCTATTGTTACATTAAACTTTGCACCAGTACCGGTACCTGTAACATTTGTTCCTACTAAGGCTGAATACGACGCGGCCTTAATTGTTGCGGATACTTCAATTTTACGATCAAATTTATTAGTTAGCGTAATAGATTTAGTTACTAATGCCCATGTACTAGAACTAAACGAATGTTTAGTACCATTAAGTGTGATATATCCTGAATTATTTCCATAATAGGTTAATATATAATTTGTTAATTGTTTTGGTGCAGCAAATGATGTTCTATACGATGCTTTAATCGTAGTTGTTCCGGCACCGCCGTAGATTCCATATTTGTTTAAAAATGCAGTTACGTCACTTGAAGCTGTTTGTGTTGGATAAGATGTATAAACAGAATTATCAATAGTTAATGCAGTTCCGCCTGCACCACCGCCACCGCCTCCTGCACCAATTACTACAACATTAGCATGTGCAATTCCTGCAGGAACAGTAACTTTGTATGTTCCCGATTCAATATATTCATAAGACTCTATAGCTTGTCCAGCACATATCGGTGAATACGAAACTACCGCAAACGGATTTTCACCTACAGCTCCTGGCGGCACTCCGTTTATTCCTATTTCTCCTGCTATACGAGAAAAGGTTGCAGGAACATACGACACACCGCCGCCACCGCCGTAACGTGGTCCGCGTCTATCATTGTTGTCATCAATACCAGTAGTATTGTTTGTACCTCTGGGTGCCCCTGCACCACCGTTGCCATATGTTGGTGCAACTGAAAATCCAACGTTATCAACTGATGAGCTATACGTTGTAACAAATGTCGGTGCTGCTCCATTTCTACCAGATCCGCCGTCATTGGTCCATTGATTACCACCTGCGCCGCCGCCTGCTGCAACTGCAATTACTGTTCCTTTATCATTTATACCAGGATATACTACTGCGGCGCCACCGCCTGTTGTTCCTGCTGCAATTTTCCAGCCACTTGTTTTAGCAGGGCCACCGTCTGAACCACGTATAAATTTAAAATATAAACTTTTTGATAAAATATTTTGAACATTAACAGTACCAATAACAATGTCACCAGTTGCACCGTACCCGCCTGTTCTACTACCACCAGTATCAACGCCACCGTCACCGGCACCACCATAAAGTTTTATATTAACAAAATTAGCATCTTTTGGAATAGACCATGGTCCAGAGTTTTTTATCGTTTGTTTTATTACTATATGATTCCACTGAATTGGATCAGTTGTTGCCGAAACTGTTTTATTTGTAACAGGATCAGTCACTGTAAATGTTATTGTAAAATTACCACATGGGTCATTATTACTTACAAAATTAGGATTATTATATGCTAACAAAGGAAGAACACAAAATTGTGAATTTGCTAATGTAGTTCCTGTACGATTTTTAAGTGTAGCAGTTTGAGACATCGCTACTCCGCCAATTTGTGTATCAGCTTTAGATTGTTGTCTAACATTTGCCGCAATGGTAGTGTTAGCCGAATTAATAACCCATGATACCTTTAATAATGGCGATGCAGGTAATGGAGTTGAAGTAGTCGATGCTAATTTACATTGAACTACAAATTTATCCCCCGGATACACTACTGCTGGCATATATGTTACCTCGATACTAACTGCAGAAGGCGGATAATATGTTTTAGATGTATCAGCAATATCAACAGTACGAGATGTTAACCCAGTTGCAATTGTTTTTGGGAACGTAGAAGTTGTACTAAATTCGACATAAAACTTTTTAGCTGGTTTATTATCTGCGGTGTCTGCCACTGCAGTTAATGTTAATGTTGCTGTTCTACTTGCAACATTAGCAGTCTGACCTGTTAATGATCCAATTGAAAAACATTTTTCATTAATATACGCCCCTGATGGGTTTTTTATTCGCCAATATAATGGATTTCCATTGTCAGTAGTTTTAGTAGTAACAGTAAATGTTATGCTACTACCGTCGCCGCCTTCATTTATAGACGGTAATAATTTTGACGGTAATGGATTTGTACCATTGTCTTCAACTGCATAATTTTCCGGTGCTGCAGTCTTTGACGAATCTGCTACATTAACAACTCTTGACTTACAAGTGTTTATGTTACCTGTAGGTGTTACTGTACTTGTAAATGTTACATAAAACGATTTAGCAGTTTTATTAGTAGTTGAATCAGGAGTAGTAGATAATGTAAACTCTACAGTTTTATTTGCACTTACTAAATCAGTAGTACCTGTAAACGATGATATATTAACAAAATCAGTAGTCTGCATTCCAACTGGGAATATTTTATATGTTAATGCATGTCCGATATCTGATTCTTTAGCAGTAACAGTAAATTTTATAGTATTACCGCTTACACCTTCATTAATTGTTGGATTTCCGGTAGATGGAGAACCGTCATCAACTACTGATAAACATAAGTAATCAGTAATAGTAATAACAAGATCGTCAACATTACTAATTGGATTTAACGAATCATCAGTTAATGCAATCTTAAATGTTCGATTAGTGTTAGGACTTGATAACGGATTATCAATACTTGCCTTAAATGAAAAGATAAATGTGCCGTCTGATTTTACTGAAGCAGTATTAGAAGATGGCATAACAACATGAGATGGTATAAAGGTTGAATCATTATCACTTTTAACTACTGACCATCTTATTTTTTTAATTGTGTTATCAGGAGCCGACGCAGGACGAGTAACAGTAATAGTAATAGGATCTCCTTCCATTATACTCGCAATTTCTGTGTCGCTAGTTGCTGATGCAGTTGCAATAATTCCCCATGTTGGGTTAGATTCAACATAAATTATTTGATTTCCCGGATCATTAGTTTGAATTTTTACAGCATTAGATGTATCAGAAATTCTAATTTGATACGATCTAGTATTATCAATATTGTCATTTGTAACTGTTATTGCAAACGTTCCTGAGTTAGTTGCAGAAAACACTTTAAATGTACCAGACAACGCGCCAGGAGTAGTTTGTGTAACATTAGCACTAGTATTAACCTGAACAGTCGAAATAGACGAAACACCAGTCGAAACAACTTCCCATTTATAGAACGTGTCAGCTGAAATAAACGGTGTAGTTACTGTAAATGTAACTGCAGTTCCTTCATTTGTATAATACGGCGCTGACAAACTTGGAGTAATTGTGTATACTGTATTTTCAGTTCTGGTAATAGTTTCAGTTGACACTAATGCAGTAGGTAACGCTGACTGAATTGGAGTACTAGGTGCAACATCACTTAAAATAATATGAAATTTCTTATTACCATGTTTTCTATTCAATTTATTTGCAAATGTTAATGTAAAACTTGCTGTTTTAGCGGTAGGGCTTGGTACTAGTGTACCAGCTAACGGTTGGTTAGTTGAAAAATCATTTGAATCTATTTTATTAGTATTTGCAGTTTCTTCAGTTGTAGTTTGAGCAAGATACCAATATACCTTTGGCAATGTTGATACAACTGCAAATGTTACTGCGGTTGACTCAGTTATGTTATATGGTGATTCAAGCACTGCACCGTTAACTTTTGGAACAATTGTATTTTTTACACCTGCGGTTATAGTTATTGTTGGATTACCTGATACCGTTTTTTTACCACCGTCAAAATCAGTAATTTGAACTGTAAACTTTTTAGTATCAAGAATTTTTTCAGCATTGGTTGTAACAATAAATGAATACGAAATATCAGTTGCATTAACTGTAATATATCCAGATGTAGACATCATACCTACTAAATTGCTACCAAGTAACTCCCATTTCCAAGGATTTGATAATTTAGATATCTTTGGAGTAGTTAATGTATAAGTTATAGATGTACCTGCAGTAACAGTATAAGATGCTGAGGGTAAATTGTATCCTACTGCAGTAGGAGTCAATGTGTATCCTGTAAGATCTTGTATACTAACTACGTCTGATTGCAAATCCGGAATAACTTCATATGCACCGCCAGTTCCTGGTTTTTTAAGTATAATATGGAATTTTTCAGTAACTTCAGCAATACTATCAGTTGCAGCAGATAATGCAAATGCACCAGTACCATTTGCGCCAATTGCTACAGTTCCAGTCATTGACGGTGAATCAAAATTATAAATATTTGCAACAGTAAAATCTGCGCCAGATACACCAGTACCTGAATTACCAGATTCAGGTACAATTGTCCATTTTAACAATGTGTTTGTTAACGGCGTTGTAATATTAAATGTTGTCTGAGTATTTCCTGCTTCAGAAATTAACGAATTAGTTACAAAAATTGAATATTTAACCGTGTCGACTAATGTTATTGGAAGATACCCAATAGCTTTAGATGCTACCGACCCTTTATGAAATTGAAAAATAAATACTTCAGCACCTTCATTTATTAAATCAGGAGTTACTACAATATCTTCTATAGTAACTGTTCGTGGATCACTTGATCCCTGTACATGGATTGCTGCAGAACTTTGAATTTTACTTAAATCATCTACTATTCCGCCCGGTGCTACACTATATGCCGACCAAAAACAATTATCAGTCGGTAATACATTAGTAGTAGCAACTTGTAACCTAATTGTACTGCCTTCAACAAATGTTAAACTATTTGTTAAGGTGGTTACTACTGCTGTTGGTTTTCCTGGTGGTTCCGGCTCAGGTGCTCCTTGAGAATTGTCATATATTAGCACGCCCGGACTTACACCTCCTTTAACTACAGGATTGTCGTATCCGCCTTCTCTAATTTGTATATAAAATTTTTCATTTCCTTCTGAAGTTTGATCATCATTCATTGATCGAATAATAGTCGCTTTATTTTTATATACCTTAACAGTATCTCTTAATAAACCATCTTTAAAATCAGAAGCAGTAATCGTTCCAGCAGACGATGCTGTTGTCCAGTACAATACTGTTCCGTCATCCATATATGGAGTATATACAGTAAATGTTACTGTTCTAGACGTTGCTAATGATAAACCGTCAGACTCTTTAACTGCAGTCTGATCAGCAGTGATTACATATGATGAAACATCTTGTATTGTAATCTCCGAGGTGGTATCTTCAATGTCAGCAGTTTCTGATCCAATTCTTATCGAAATAGTAAATTTTTCATCAGGTTCTGTTCCGTCTGAACTATTAAGAACTACATCTTTTCTAGCTGCAATTGTTAATGTAGCTGCATTAGATTTAGTAAGAACATAGCCACTTAGTCGTTGCTCTGATTTACCTTTAGCATCAGATACTAAGAAATCAATATTTTGTATTTTACCTGCACTACCTTGATTAATATTCCAGAATACCTTTGTACCATCTGGCAGTTTAGGTGTAGTAATTTTAAATGTTGCACCAGTTGCACCTTCAACAAGTGTAGTAGTCGAACCTTTATCGATCTTACCTTTAATATCTTCTGTAATAGTAATAACTGGACTTCTTGCAACTTCGGTCGATTTAGCAGTTCCGGTTTTTAAAATAATTTGAAATGTTTCGTTGCCTTCAATGTCTGTATCAATAATTGCAATTCTAGTAAGAGTTGCTTGATTAGTAATAGTTCCACCTTGATTTATATAAATCGTGCCTGATGTTTTATTATCAGCAAAATCACTTGGTAAAAATTTAGAAGTCCTGTTTCCTGCAGGAACTACTGTTTCCCAATATACCGGTGTATTTGGTGGTAAAAATGGCGTAGTAATATCAAATACCACACCTTGAGAATTGCTCGCTAGTGCTTCAACCATTGAAGTTGAGCTACCAGCTGCTACATCGATCGTGTACTTAACAGTTTCAGTAATTGATGCAATCGGACTATCTTTATATGCAGTACCGTCACCGTCTGGGTAAGTGAATCTTACAAAAAACTGCTCAGTTCCTTCTGTTAGACCGTCGTTATTTGCTCGTAATGTAACTATTACTTTATTATCGACAACTGGGTTAGATCCATTAATTTCTCCGTCTATAAAATCGTTAGTAGTAAATTCGCCAATTCCGCCGGCGGAATTAATTTTTTTAACTTCCCAGTCTACTAGTGTTTCAGGAGAATTTGGAATAAATGGAGTATTTAACGTAAATGTAATTTCTGTTACTTTTCCTGCAGTTGACCCATCGGCTAATGGTTCAATCATTGACGGTGTCGACCGTGTGACTGTATATCCAACATTTTCTGTAATTGTTAATGTAGTAGTTTCACCAAATTTTTGTGAAAATGCACTATCTTTAAAAAACTCTACAATAAACCCTTGAGTACCTTCCGTTATTTTATCATTCTTTGCATACTTTCTAAGAGTACCTGACCCTGATCCTGTAGTAGAATTTCCAGTTACCGTAACTGGACACGAACCAGATGATAACCCGTCCGTAAAATCTGCACCATCTGCTGCATTTAATGAGTCTGGTGCTGAAATACGATACCATACTTTCTGTCCTGCAGGTGGTAGATATGGTGTTTTAAAAGGAACTGAAATACCAACAGGATCGCCTTCTACAGTTGTTAATTGCAATGGTGTGAGAACCTCATATCCTTGTGTAACCAACGCCGCATCTGCACCAATTTGCACCATGTAACTATTAGCATTTTTAGTTTTATTTGGTGCATTTGTAACCGGATCAGTTAGATACAAATATACTTGAAACTCTTCTAACTTTTCAGTAACATCTGTATCTGCACTAATATGCAAATCTAATGTATACAGCTGGTTGCTTGGCATAGTAAATGTGCCTTCAATCCCTTCTTTAAAATCTGATGCAGTAATAACAACTGGATTTGTTGCTACTGGATATATTCTCCAGGTTACTGTATCATATGGTTCTGATATCCCAGTACTAATAATACCAAACGATATTGTAGCACCTTCGGTTGTTGATGCAGACATTTTACCAGCCGCTAGTGATGCAAATCGTATCGTGCGCGGTATAACTTTAGGTGTAATTGACGTATCTATAATTGATATAGGAACATCGTTAAACGCTTTTAAAATGCTTGTTACTACTGGATCATTTACATTTTCTGTTGTACGGAATTCAATATCAAATTTATCAAGCCCTTCTGTTGCATTATCTGCATTTGCAGTTAACGCTAATGTTTCAGATACACCTGTAGATTGATTAATTGCAAGAGCACCTGCTAGTGGTTTATCTACAAAATCAGCTTCGATGATATCCGAAGCACTACTGTTAGCTTTAACTATACGATAATAAATGTGTGTACCGGTATAATTATGTGTATTAACTGTAAATGAAACTGAAACAAATGCTCCTGTTTCACTAATTTGCGAAGTAACTGGACTTTTAGTAATTGTATATGTCGGACTAGCTAAACCAGGAACTATTGTTGATATAACACCAGGTGCTGGAATAGTTACATATGGGAACGTAACAGTACCGGTACCTAATCCCGTACCTGCTACTACTGTAGTAAGTACTGATCCTACTGAATATGTTACGCCAGTTGTTCCGGCTAATGTATTCCACTGTTCATTAGTAGTTGATCCAAGTGATACGATGCTAACTGGAGCTCCTATGCTTAAAGTAGTAACATTAACTATATCAGTTTGATCATAACTTGCACGCAATAATTTAACAGTACTTGATAATGTTCCAGTAACATCTGATCCAGAATTTGAAAATGTACTTGTAAATATGATTGTATGATCACCACTTAATTTAGCATTAATTGTATATACTTCAGTTTTTGTATCTGACGATCTTGAAAAAATAACAGCATTAGTACTAGTTAATGTATCAAATCCAGTGCCTGTTGTATCAGTAACTAATGGCTTTGATGCAGTAGTAACACCAGAACGTTGAAATGTAATTGTTCCTAAATTAAGCAAATTAGTCCATGCTGTATTTTTTACAGTTACAACACCAGATTTTGATGGTAATATTTGTATTGTAGAACCAGCATTAAAGAAAGAACGCATATGAGTTGCGTCAATAAACGTTACTGTAGTAGTTTGTGTAGTTGTTCCGTTCCAATTTTGATCGGTTATGAAATTAGGAAATGTATCTGCATTAGTTACTTTTGCACCAGTACCGGTAAACATTGAAAATCTACCACTATCTATTGTACCAAGTACTGCAGGAGTAGTTCCTATTGCCGGAGTTCCAGTTGTTGCAATTCGTATCGATTGAGATACTGTACCGTTAAGTGCAACAAATGCTGGCATTAATGTATTAGCATTTGCTACGCCTTTTTGATGATGTAATGCTCGATATATATCATTACGCAACTTAGCAACTTCAGGTCCAGTTACTGATAGTTGTTGAGAACTAGTTACTGTTTGATTATAACCGTAATCTCCTGACCCTGCACCTAATACCTTAGCTACTATTACTTGTGCATCATTAAATTCCTTTAATGTAATTATTTCTGGTGTTGCCATGAATGTTCCTTAAATTATAATTGCTTCAACGGTATTATTATTGTCGTTAGTTAATGATATTGCAAATACAAACTCTGATTCATTAGAATTTGTTAATGCAGTTGCAACGCCTGCAATAGCAGAAGCAACTAATCTATCTCCTTTTTTAACAGTTCCCGTTACTTTTACAGGTACTCGACCTTTTAACGCAACTGCAGTACCGTCTTTAAGTCCAATGTTCATTAAGTACGCTGGATTTTCTGACACTACCCCTAGAGCGCGATTTCCAGAAATTGCTGCGGTTATTTCTTTATCACCGCCGACCATTATTACTGTACCAGTTTCGTATACGTCATCTGCTAGATATTTTTCTGCTAAGTCGCCTAACAATGTGCCTACTCCATTAGATGCATATAATTGAACTACTTTTATAGATCCAGCTTTCAACGTAACTAATGACCCATCATTTACGGTTACAGTATTATCATCCACTGCTGTTCTTACTACAACTGTATTTGCAGTAGCAGCTGTTGACGGTAATACAGTAGCAGTGTTAATAAGTAATCCTGTTGCAGACGATGCATTGCCTTTAAGATCAGGTGCAACAACTTGGGTTGCTGCAATACCACCTGCAAGTAACGTATACGACACACCATTTACAGTAATAGACGTTCCACCAGTTGGGGCTCTTAGTACAGCAGTACCGCTAGAAGCATCAATTGCTGGCGCATACGATACACTACTTAAGGTTAACGCACTGGCTGAATCTGAGTTACCTTTAAATTCAGTTGCATAGACTTGATAGAACTTTGAAGTTAAAGATCCTATATTTGATCCAGCTGAACTAGCATACGGTGTCCCAGGAAGTATATCTTGTCCTTCTAACGTCATAGGCTGTTTTATAGTATTACTTACTTTTGTTTTAAATACAATCGAATTAACTGTTGAAGTGATAGTAGGAACACTGCTAGGAGTTGTAACTGATAGTATGTCACTGCCTGATGTTCCTAAAGAGAATCCAGTTTCTGCAAACTTTGCAAGATCGGAAAATGTTGCACCGCTTTTTGTAACATACCCTGATGCAAGTGTTCCGCCTAGTCTATCCGAATTAGATGCAGAACCCCAATATTTATAAGTATCTGATAAGTTACCTGTTGCACTAAATCCTCTAACTGTTATGCCTGGATAAATGCTACTAAATTCTTCAGACCTTAATGGTTCTGACGTTGCTAGTGTAAACATTGCTGCTGCACTACTAATAACGTATGTAGTTACTCCGTTTACAACTGCTTCAATAATCTCATACGGTACTGCAGGATTAGTATTTGACAATACAGTTGTTGATCGCATTTGAGTAGAAATGTTTGTTAGTTTTCCGCCAATTAAAATATTCTCTGTAGAACCTTTACACCATAATTGTTGTTCGTCAGATACCCAAAATAAATCACCTTGTGTTAACCCTGTTATATCCGAAACAGACGACACTACATCATTTATACCAACTGTATGCCAAACGCCGGTACCGTAATTAACTTTTAGTTTTTGTGTACTTGTTTGATACCACAATTGCCCAACTACTGCTTTTGGAGGTGCGGTTTGACTTGCAAAGTTTTCAAGTAACCATGTGTAATTTTCATTTTGAGCTTCGCCATAACCGGCATAATTTTTACCAATTAATTTAATATCAAGAGTAGTATTAATAGTTCCATCTTCTACTAATGCTGCTTGATCACCGTTGTATTTGTTGATGATATACGCCATCTTTTATTCCTTATTTTAATATATTTATTTGTATTAATTATAAATCACGGTTGTATTCCCATTCACCGCCTCTTAGTATAAACTCTTTAATAGTTACTGGTTTATCTAATGATGTATTATCATTACAAATGACTCTACATATAGGGCCTTCAACATTTAGAACAGTGTAACTGCTTGCAGGATAAATTTTATTAATAAACTGATCTATAATTACAGTGTGTTTTTCAGTATCACTTCCGGTAATACCAGAAACAGCAATATCAACAGTAAGTGATAACGTTGCTAATTTTAACGTTTTTTGGAGTGTATTTTTGTTTACTGCATCTGTAAGATCGATTGGATCAGAAACATTTCTAATAAAAGACGAATTAAAAAAGTTTAAACCAACTTTGATAGTATCAGATGCAGTATATAATAATCCTTCCGAATCGGGTTTAAACTCAACCGTACTAAAAATTGCCAACGGTGTTAACCCAACAGTTAATACTAATACATTATGAGACGTGCCTGCAGTATCTGAAACTTGTACTATCTTAAATCCAGTTATAGCTGGATCTAATGGTCCAGCTAATATAGTCGAAACTCCGTCATTAAAATATAATTGCTGACGAGCAGTATCTATCCAAATATCTCCTTGTGCAATCGACGACGGAATAATTTTCGATACAATAGTCCCGCTCGTTAACTTAAATCCAGCATACTCGTCGTATACCTTTAATCTTCCTTCTAATGTATCATACCATAGCTGCCCTGATATTGGATTACTTGGTTGAGAAGTATTTGCAAAGTTTTCTAAAAGATGAACTAAATTTTCATTTATATACTCGCCATATGCACTTGCACTTTTACCAATTAAGGTTAAATCAGTTCTAACTTGATCGATAGTGCCATCGATTATTGTAGTTAATACTGTACCGTCTGTTTTGTTTATTGTATAGCTCATTGTAATATACCAGTAAAAATAATATAATTGATTGTTTGGTATGGATTCATAACCGAACTTGCATTAGATGTGCCTGTAGGCAATGTCGATGAAACTGTGCCTGATACACCGTTAACCGCAATTGGACCTAATGCTTCATTGCCAGAACTTGATCCAAGTGTTTTACTAGATTCATGGTTTACTCGTTTTGCAGGATCACTACTGATACTGCCAGCAACTGAACTATTTCGATTTCCACCGGCATTAACTATAATAGGTGTTGTAGTTGATGTTTTACTTACAACTGTTAAATTGTTATCCATATTATCCTTACCTAACGGGAACCGGCCTCTTAAATCCGGAAGAGCAAACGTTTTATCACCAACTAATGCTGCTTGGCTTCTATAAGAAAATCCAAGTACTTCGTACAACTTAGTATAACTTGCAATTGGTAATTCGCTGCCATCGCAAAACAAATAACCAGTTGGCGGATTAACACCCGCATATGGAAGAATTGCACCAACTGGCACTGCAGGAACTGTAGATAAGAACAAACTTTTACTTGTCTTTAACAGTCCGCGATTTGGATTATATGTTAAAATTAAATCAGTGTCTAACGTGCTTGTTGCTGCAGTTCTTTTTGATATGATATTTGGACTCACAACTGCTGCAAGTGTTACAGCTGAAGATCCGTCAAACGATATAGGTTCACTTGTAATATCACCGTCTAATTTAAAAGATCTTGCTGTTTTTAATGTTGTAGCACTCCCGTTTATACTACCGGTAATACTTCCTTGAAGCGTACCTGAAAAAATACCATGAAATGTAGTTGCATATACATCTCTAAACGGTCTTTCTTCTGATCCAATATCATATTGCGGCTCATTCTGATTGTGTGCTAATTGATCCGCTGTATATTTTGGTATAAGTATCGGACCACCTAATTCTTTATACACACCGATAGTATCAGAAAATACAGATTTCCCGCCTATTTGTGCAGTCGGTTGTGTTGCAACTGCTGGTGGAACTGTTATTACATCTGCTACTAATGTACTCCACAATACGCCTGTTCCTACTGTGAATTTGCTAGTTGCCGTAATACTACCAGGTGTTCCCGATACACCAACAGTTAATGAATTACGAATGATAGTACTACCATTTACATCTAGTGATGCCAACGGTAAATTTGTTCCTATTCCTATCTTAAGTGTGTTATCAATAAACAAACCAGTAGTCGATGCCTTAGTGTTTGAATCAATAAATTCAAATTTAAAACTTCTATTATTTTTAGCAGTAAGATTTATTAACTTAGCAGTATCATCAGTACTAATTTTAAACTCTAATCCACTACCGACACTAATACCGTCAACTGTTTGAACACTTAACGACTTGTTAGTAATCGAAGTTGCATCAGCTCTTAAAAAATTAGATGATCCTACAAATTCATTATTGATAATCAATCCATCTGCACTTTCAGCAGTTCCCCATAATTTATTTACATCAGCGGTTGCTGCACTTGTTGATAAGTTAATACCTTTTTTAATTATATCAAAACCGCTAATAATATTTTTTGGTGTAAATGTTGTTGAACTAAAAATTGCAATTATATCGTTGTTTGAATACACTACCATAACTGCATAGGACTCATCAAGAATATCATCGATAACTTCAACAACTGGTCCTGATTTTAAACCCGTACTATATTGAGGTCCTATTAAATCCCACGTAGTTCCTGAATACATATATAATTGATTAGTACTTAAATTAACCCATAAATCACCACTTATACTTTTATCTACCGATGGCGCACTAACTGATTTCTTTACCGAACCTGCAGGATTCCAATTAGAACCGTCATAAACTTTAAGTAACTGATTCTTAGTAGTAGTATCATACCATAACTGCCCTTCAACAGGATTTAAAGGTGATGTTTCACTGGCAAAATTTTCTAATAAATGTAAAAAGTTTTCTGCTAATACTTTTCCATATCCCATATAATTCTTTCCAACAAAACTAAGAGACGTAGAATTATTAATAACTTGATCTTCTACAGTTATTTTATTGTTTTTTAAAATATTTGTAAAATATACATCATAAGACATTATTGAACTCCTACTACACTAGTTAAACTTTGTATGCGCACGGTGTAGTCAATTTGAATCAACCGATTTAATGACTTTTGTATTGGATGAAAGATAACGTGTGTTAATAACAAATTATTCCCATCTAAACTATAAGCTTTTAAACCTAATTCGTCAAAAATAAATGCATTTGATACATCAGTTGTATTATCATATGCCCCTTGTCCGGCAGGTTCTGTGTAATCTAACAAACACGTAATGAAAACATCTGTATAGTGTTTACCTGTTTCGTGTCGTGTTTCAATATAATTTCGTGTTGGATCTAAATTAGTTTTTTGTTGATCATCGATTATTTTAGTAAATGTCTGATTATACAAACTAGCATTTGATCCTGAACTATTAGGGGTCGAATACGTAATAATGCCAGTATCGTTAATTGAAGTACCGCCGTTTCCAAAACTCATCTCATATATAAAGCCTTGCCCCCTATCTGCAATGCTTCTTGCTAATGCAATACTCATATTTTCATAATGTATTGCATTGCGTTTATTGACGAAAACTTCGTCATTAGTAGGATCAAAAATCTTAAGATGCCCTTCGATATGTATCCCTGTTAAATCTATAGTCTGCATAGTATTCTCTCGTTATTCTATATTTATCACAATTATTAAGTGCTAAGTTAAATAGTTGGCGGTTCGTATTCTGCAGATGGCACTGCATTTATGAACGCAGTTATTTCTTCAGACCCTGTTTGCCAATATACTCCGGTTTTTCTAATAACACTAACTAATGTTCCAGGAGTTATTGGGCAAGTTATTAATACTCGTCTTGATGCTCCTGTAACAGCAAAATCAGCATTAAATTGAATATCGCCTGTCGAACTTAATGTACTTAAATTTATATTATGAACAGTATATGGTGCTTTTTTCAATCGTATATTTCCTATAAAATAAATCCATTTATTGCGATCATTTTTAAAATTAACACTACTAGTATGCGCAACTATACATCGATATGCATACACACCTACATTAACAATATCATTTACCAAATAACTAACATTTGATTCCCACATTTCATCCGATTTATAACCACCAACAAACACTTCAATTTCATCAGTTTGGCCATATACCGAATCAATTACCCAACTAGCAGATGATTTTTTAGGAATATATGATAATTCGATTACTGTTGCCGCTGTTCCGTCCGATAATATTGTAATATTAGCATCAGTTATTGTAAATTGATCAATTTTTACTGTATCGGTATATGAAATAGATTCAGCTGATCCAATTTCCTGAACTACTGAATTAGCTTTATGAATACTCGCAACACCTGTTCCCATTGTTCCCCTACGTAACCCACCTAAAGTATTGTTTTCATTTGTAAAAAATTCAATTCTTTCGCCATTAATGTCAATAACTCCCGGTCTGTTTACTAGTTGATTTGGATTCTCAAAATTAGTTGAATCAACTAACGTAATAGTAGTATCTCCTTGTAGTAAATCTTTAGCTAATTTAGTTTTTTTATCTCTTTCTAATCTAGTATATTTTACCGTATTTAACATGTCTTTAAACTGCATAAATGCACCGGTTTCTAATTTAGTGTAAACCTTGATAGCAAGAGTATCAACTACTTGACCAGGTACAACTTCTTCAGGTCCGTATCCGTTAACAGTTGAATAAAATTCATCACCGTCGACGACTATATCTTCCGGTGTTATCCCTGCTGCTGATCCCATTGCAAAATTACCACCCGATAATAACGTATCATAATCATTAACAACTGATCCGTCGCTAGTTTCTTTGCGAATAATAATAGTATCACCAGCTGACACGTTAAGTGATCCAGGTAACTCAATAATGTTAGATTCACCCGTTGTTACTGGAGTTAACATTACTACATCAACATTAGTGTTTACTACCCCAAAACTATAATCAGATGCATCAACTCTAACCGTATCAGTAGTATCTACTTTTTTATAATACACGTTAAACCGTGTTCCGATTTCCGGAACATACGGTAATGCAATAGAATACGAAAACGAACTCCCAACTACTACTGTGTAATCGTTGTCAGCAGGATCAATATTATCCCATCGTTCTGAATAATACGGCATACTATCCCAACCATGTACTATATCAAAATTAAGACCGCCTACAACTACACCGCCATAATCAATGCCCGACATTAACTGCGGTAAATCTTTACCTATATTTCCCGAAGTTGGATTATAATAGTAATGTATTCTATCAGTTGCAGTTAACACTTCAATATTTTTATAATAGGTCACAACAATTATACTACTTTTTGCCGGTGCGGTCTTAAATGTAACAACTCCTGTGTGAACCGTATGCCCATTAACAATAGATGTTACTGATCCTATTGTGTAGTTGTTTCTTAATTCAGGCAACCCGTTAATAGTTACTGTAGTTCTTCCAATTGTTACATCAGGTAACCAGGTAAGAACAAATTGCACTTTATTTCCTGTTACTATACTGCTGTTAATTGTATCTATTTGTTGCAAATCATCAATGACATAATCTTGATAAATTCGATCAAATTTTAATTTAATGTTACTTGTTCTTATTAAACTATTACCTAAAATTGCAATAGCTTGTGCAGTAGTTCCTGTACTTCTATTTCCACCTTCAATTTTAACAATCGGTGTCGTTGTGTACTTTAATCCGGTAGTTAATAACTTAATTCTAGAAATTTGATTATTAACAATAAATGCTCTTGCAGTTGCACCTTCGCCTGTGTCCGACACTATTGTTACTACCGGTTCAGTAACGTATTCTGAACCACCATTAATAATCTTTATATCAATTACAGAATATCCTACATTATCAACCCAATTTTTCCAAGGATACGTATTAATTAATGGACTATTAACATCAACAACATCAATCTTTTTTGCTGTTGAATCGTATGCAGCTGGTAAATCAAAGTCACTAACACTAAAATTACTATTTTCAAGAACATCATAGACACTTGTGTATTCTCGAACCTGTGTGCGATACGGTTTTACTTCTGATACGTAATCTTCAAAATTAGATAAATTATCATTTTTATAAGTAGCAGATTGGTGTAAATTACCAACATTGTGTGTTACGTTAACAAAACTAGTCTTAAATATCCAATCAATATACGTTTGCTCACTTAATGCATATCGGACACTTGTAAAAAATAAATCTAGATATTTAGGTTTTAAATCGATCCCTATTAATAAATCAGTTTTAATAGCATTTAAAATAATTCGTAACTCTACATCTGCATAATTATCGTATACTATCGAATCGTAAATTGCACCATCATACCCTATTACAGTATCTTTAAAATTATACAATAACGAACTAAATTGTATTGTTCCGTTTTCACTACCGATTACCTTGTATGATTCTGTCCAATCGATCGATGTTGATTCTTGATATTTTTTTAATAAAACCCATCTACCCGAATTAGTAATTCGAATTTTTACATTATCACCAATCGATGCATCGAGTTGGTATAAATCAGCGTAAGTATTAACCGAATGTTGAATAATAGTAAATTGATTATATCCTGTTTCATACCAATCTACATAATTCCAATATTTATTCACATCATAAGATGCTGTTAATATCTTAAACCATAAATTATTACTAGTGTTATAAGAGTAAATACTCCAATTTCCATTAGATGTTGAATCACTTAAAACTAACGTCGAAAACGTTCTAACACTTAAGACAGTATTGTCATCATAACCAAAACCGCTATTTTCAATAATAATACTAACAATTTGGCCAATTTCATTAATAACTGTTTTTATAGATGCATTAGACCCGTTACCGTAAATGATAACGGTCGGAGCAATCAAATATCCTCGCCCTGCATCATTAATGACAACAGACGAAATGTTACCATTAACGATTATTGGAGTTAATATCGGTAACGAATAATATTTGGTAATTGAAAATCTTAATTCCTCATACGTATCAACAGTAGTATCGTATAATCGAGTTACTTCACTTGGTGCAATATCGTATTTCTTTAAATTTGTTAGATTACGTGTATCAGTAATTAAATTTGATTTTAAAATAATATTTGTTTGTTCAATTAATTGCTTTAATGCTTCAAATCTATTAACAAACATACTTTGACGAGGTCTATTTTCTATACCATATCGAAGTTTCATAGGCAATAACTGATCTGGTACTATTCGATTGTTAATATCTTTACCGCACAAGCTATCAAACCATTTTTCTTCCACACTACCTGGTAAGGTCGTAGTTAATGCATTACTAATAAGTTTCCATTGAGTATGAATATTTTGATTAATATTATCAACTGTCCAATATTCAACCGATAACACTACATCATTATGTGATAATAACGATTTTACATTAACTAAACTAAATGAATCTAACCCAGTTAATGCTAAGTATTCATATCCTTGGCCTTTTGGATTACTAATTAATTTAGAAATTGTTGCTGCTGAAATACTTCTTCCAGTAGATGCAACTTCTTTATTTTTAACCCAAAAATAATAGATAGACGAAAATGTTTGGCTAATAGTATCATATCGGTTTAATTCCGAATAAACATCATCGCCGTACAACGATTTTCCACTTATGTTTAAAGACAATCCAGCATCAGTGTCGGCTCTTTTGTCCCACTCGGACGGTTTATATCTACTTGCTACCCATTCATAAATGTCAACTGATGCACCGTATGCTAACGTACTTAACATGCTATTTCTATACATTACATTATCGGTAAAATTATCAACAAATTTAGCAGTACGCAAGTCCCACCATAGTGATCCGACTTGCGCAGTGGTCCATGCAACTCCTGCATCGACAGTTACTAACGTATTACCGGTTGTGTAAACTGCCGGATCATAAGAAAATTTATATTTAATTTCACGTTCGGCAACATTTACATGCTTGTCTTGTATAGGATCGACAATATCTAGATATTTTACTAGCTTATTTGTACGTTTATTATATAAAAATGCTTGTTTAATTTTAGTAATATCAGGTTTAGCTATATGTTTATTCTTAATATTCCAAGTGTATTGCGATACAATCGGTTTTACAAATTCATATACCACTCCTAGTTGATTATCAGACCCAGGAGCACCGACAATAACACCAGTTGGAGTAGCTACTACTGCTGCTCCAAATGTACGATTATTACTAACCGGTGCAGGCGGTGTTAAGTGCTCGCTAAATAACCACTTAGACTCATATCTATCAAATACAGCAATCGATGACGAATATGCATTATTAAAAAATGAACTAAACGATACATCAGTAAAATTAGCATCAACTAATAACGGCTCGATCTCGTAACCTACTACTAATGTAGTATAATCATTTGCAAATTTTAAGTTACTACCAAACTCTCCTGATACTGCAACTGTTGGAGATACTAACGCAGTCGGTTCAGGTAGTATGTAACCATTTTCAGTTTTACCGTATATTTCAACTCTTCCTTCGTAAACATCACCATCGACTAACGACGACACTGCAATGTAATCATCGTTTTTAGATATATCAACATATTTTCCAAATACTACCGAGTTATACGGAGCATTAATATTATGCGATACTGCGTAATTTTCATTATCATAATAAACATGAACCCGACCTGTTCTGATAGTAGTTGACATATACGGCTCTGATACAACTAGTGTATTTTTAGACGAAATTGCTATCGATTTTCCAAATTGTAAAGAACCGGTAAGTGTCACTACATTATCTAAATTTTGATCCCATCCGTATAATGAAAAACTAATAATACCTGCAGGTTTTTCAGTTGGCGGATTATTAACTTCAATAGTTGAGGTTTCTTCATTTACTAGCATAACAACTTGACCACTCGTAAACCCTTTACCAGAAACGATCATGCCAGGTATTATACTCTCAACTGATGACACTTTTACAGTTGTTCCTTTACTTCCTGCTGAAATATAAACTGGAGCAGCATATACTACAGATGTATAATTTACACAATACACATTACCGATTGCTGTTCCGATAATTAACTTATTATTACCAAATGCTAAAGATTTACCAAATTGTTCATTGTTTAAGTTAGTTGTATCGGAATCAGGATTGAGGTTCTCTATTGTACTATACAAACTGTATGCGTTACTTAAATCTCTTTTATATATCGACACAGCTCCTCTACTATATTGATCTGCACTCGGTGACCCGAGTGCAATCCAAATTCCGTCTCTAGAAATAGCAACTTCAGTAGCAAAGTTTGATTTATTATATACTGGAAAACGACTTGTAAGAACTTGAGCTAATACCCATCCTTGCAATACAGTATTATTATAAATCATTACTGAACCTTCAGCTTCTAAATTTTCAGTTGTTATTGCAGAAACAGCAACAATTTTACCATTCTCAGTTGTTGATACCGAACGACCAAATTGAGTTATTTTAGGTGTTAATGCTTTGTGTAATGCATTAAGCTTATAAATTTTATCGTATTGCCATACTTTCCAATTACTAGTATTATCATAAAAATCACTAGAATCGTCGTCGTTATCAGTCCATAATTTTACACCATTAACAATATCATCTTCCTTGTAATTGTTATAATCAATTGACTGTTTAATTCTACGAGATACAAACATTCCAGTTATCGAAGTGTCTGATAACGAGAATGATGATACTGATGAAATTTCAATAACTGCAGTACCTGTAACAACAGTTCCTACACCACTCCACTCGATAACACTAATTTCACCAGTAGTAGTTACTTCTTTAATTGTAATGACTAAATTATTTGCTATCTTAGCACCGCCTAACTTATTTCCTAAAATAGTAATAGTTTCATTAACTGCATAACCTTCGCCTGCATTAGATACAGATACCTCGTATGCTAACTCTGTTCGAAGAACTACAAATGTTGCACCTGTGCCGCTACTAGTTGTAATAGTCGGTATAATATTAGTATACTGAACATACACTTTACTAACTTCGGCTGCTATAGTAACAGTAGAATCATTAATGCTAATTATTGATCCTAATACAATATCGTTAATATTTTCAATGGAAAATTTAACTGTTTCTGCATCATTAGAAATGTCTGTTATTGTGTATGATCTGCTAACATAATGATACACATTCCAGTCTAATGGTGCAAATGTACACATTATATATTGACCAAAACTAATAGACGATATATCTGCTGTGTTTAAAAAATCATCCAACGTTTGAAAATTAACATCAACTTCGTCAGTTCTTGCATACACTGTTGCAGTTTTTAATGATTTAGCAGTTGGCCATATTGCAGGTTTATATCCAGCTGGTTTTAAATATATGTCTGTTGGGATTAACTGAATAACTACATTAGACTCGGTAGTACGATCACTAACTAAATTAAATCCTTGAGGATTTACTGTAAATTTTGATTCAGGAAGTACAAACTCGATATTTTCAAAAGACGAGCATGCCCCGTATTGGCCAGTGCGAACTGCCCATTCTTCATAAAATTCTAAACTTTCTTTGTTTGATGCACTTAACACGTCAAATAATTTATTAAGAACATTTTGTGTTCCTTTTTCAATAATCATACCTTGATAAAATTTATATTCACTTACATCATCTTGTATAATGTTTTCAAGATATTGGCGTTTTTGATAACCAACTAAATGTTGTGCCATTTGTTGTTGTGCTATATCAAAATTTTCACTATCTAAACTATAAAAATCATTAAACTGGCTTGCTTTGTAATTCCAATTTGGCAATAGTTTAGCTGTTGGTTTGTTATCTAATTTTACCCATTTTGTATTGTCAAATAGTTCTTCGCCTTGATATGATTCATTAGCACTATAATAGAATGATTTATGACGTACAATGTCACCGATCGAATATGCCTTCCACGGTGTCCATTCAGTTAATATTGCTCTATCAACTACAAAACCAGGAACTGCTAACGATCCGTTCCAATTAATACTAACATAGCCAGAAACTTTAAGTTTATCCTGTTTATACCCACTTTCCAAATTATATATTGTATCATTAAACATTGTGGTATTGTTGATAATTACAACATGTTCACGTTGAATTAGATAAAAACTTGCACAATATATGCCTACGTCACCTCGAGGTGAATACGATACTTCATTGTTTACTCTGAACGTATTTAAAAAATGTGTAGTAATAGGATTACCACTAGCATCAAACAATTCGTAGATATTACTTGGATTACTAATATCATCAACTACTGTTAACACTGTGTTAAATGACAACTTATTTGCTGCAGGACTTAACGATATTACTGAATTACCAGTTAAATCAACCCCGTTTAATAACAAATAATCATCTTCATTAAACCAACCAGGTTTCATAGTAAGTAATGCTTTATAAAATTCTCCATTATATCTTACAATGTCACCATATTTAATACTAACTTCAGGCTGCCACTCTATCCAAATAACTGTCGGTGCTGTCCAGTTTTGTGTAGTCCAAAACATAAATTCTTTAGCACTAGTTTCCCAGTTTGATACTGTTTCTAAACTAGAACTAAACTCATTAAATCTAAATCCTTGAGCAGATAACCATTGACCATATCCTAATAAGAAATCAACAACGTCTTGAATATCTGTAATTCGAGTACCGTATTGAATAACTTTTGCATTTGAATTCCAGTTTGTTTTAAAGATTACATCGACTCCTCCGACTATTGGCAAAGAATCAAGTTTAACATATATAGAAGTGTCAAAATTAACCGTTGATAAATGCGATGCAGTTACACGATAAAATCCTCCTTGATATGAAACTATATTTCCTTCAACATATCTATTGCCTATGCCCCATTCTATATAAGATTCAGAAATGCCTCCGATATTTACATATGCACCTGCAGACGAAGTTGGAGTATAATATTTAAAAAATGGTTGTATTTGACTATAACCTTTAATTTCGTATCCGCTTGCTACTTTGGTTATAATTACACCACTGTATGTTAACGTAGTAAGAGGAGATGATGTATTTAATATAACTTTATAATCTTCTTGAGGGATAAAAACACTACCTACAGATGTAGGAGATTTTGAATCTAGCAATAGGTTAAACTTTTCTTTAGATGTAAATGCACTAACTCGATAAGATAATTTTGCAGTAATAGTTTCTAATTCAGTTTTATATTCGGTATATGCATCCAATGTATCGCAATTGATATTGTTAATTAAATAATTTATTAATCCTGCAGTTTGAATACGAGTATTACTTAAATAAACACTCGGAAACTTAACTGATGCAGGAGTGATCCTTACTCCTGTATCAGCATAAACGATCTGGCCTGCATTATTTCTAACTAACCTTGATCGATCAATTAATTTACCTATTGTGTTAGCCGGATATAACAAAATTGCAGTTTTTAATACACTAAATGAGTAATGAGAACTTCTTCTCCATGCAGATTCAATTGGAGATCCGTCGCCAAATGTAAAATCACCTTGTAGACTGCGAACTTCTTCACCAGATACTAATCCGCTGTAGTACGGGCTAATTAAATTCCCATCTTCGTCGACCGGAATATGGTTTAATAGATATGGTTTAATATACTTTGTAACTCTAACAACCGATTTATTTGGTTCTTTAATAAGACCGTTACTAATATCGTCCCATAATACTAAATTGTTACCTGTATACGGTGCTGGTCCGTATACTTCTATCCACCATGCTGGTTCTTCACTAAACCCTAGCATTTCCCATGGGCATAAATGCGGACGATCAGTATCTAGCATCCATTGGTATATTCCTCTCCAAAATGCCGGAACAATCCTACCGTCCGGAGCACGGTGATTATTATAATTAAAAGTAAAAGAGTTTGTTTTATCATAACTTAACAATGTTGAAAAATCAACACCTGCGTCGACTGCCCATTTATTAAAATTTGGCATTAACACATCATTGAACTCATGTAAACTGTAATCAGTTTTACGAGAATAAGACGGTATAATATCTGTTAAATCAAAAATATGAGGATCGTATTGTACTTTAATATTATTGTAAATTCGTTTTTCTAATTCTAACAATAACTCATCACGAAAATCATCATATGCTAATGTTAGACTACCGTCATGCCCTTGTATCATCATCCTAGGTGTAATTAATGAGGTGTCTAAAAATAGTTTTGGTTCATATTTTGGCCATAATCCTAATTTTGTAGGAGTTTCTGGCACTAAGCATCCGTCAGTACTATCATATTCGTACACAGATACAACATCACCTGCAACTATTGATGCAGTTACTACTACAAATCCTTGATTATTAAATGTATATTCTTTACCGTGAATTAATTGAACATCATTTAAATATACGCCGACTGCTTTACTAGACAGTGATTGTAAATCAAAAACCGCCGACAATGAAAAAATGTTATCTTCAGGAGCCGAAACGGTAAAGTCAACTTGTGTTTTTGCATTATACGGTATCATATCACTAAAATAATACGGTGATGTTTTAGAAAAATTAATAAACAACTCTTGCAGTATTAAATTTACGTGGTGAACCGGTGATGTGTCAACACCTAATGTTTCAGATACGGTTAAAAACGATTTTTTAAATTTACAATAATCGTCTCTTGACTGTTCTATTGCTCTAATTACATTGCTAGTATCAGAAGTAATATGGTATAACGACAAACTTGCAGGTCCACTATGCTGTACAAACCGTGTTCCGTAAGCTGACACAGGTCCTAAATCTCTTAGATTACCAACATTAGGTTGCAATTCTAAATACCCAAGTGTGTAAATGTTATCAATTATACTGCTAACATGGTCGCGAACTTCACCTAATGTAAACTCTGTCAACATACTATTTAACGGGTTATTTTGAACATTGATAGGTATTTCATAGTATCCGTTTAAATTAATCGGTATCATTGAAATTACTTTAATTAATACTATATCAGTTAACTCAACGTCGTTTTTAAACTTTATTTGATAATAAGGTAATTTAACATTTTTTGAATTAGTCGAAACTAATTGCCAATTGTTTTCTGTAGATGCTGCAGGCTGTTGATCTGCAGATATAATTCTGTCATTATTCACATATACACGAATTTCAATATCATTAATATCAGGAAGACTATCAAAAATGTCAATATCAAAGTTATTAACTATAGCCGAATCCTTGTATAATCGAATTGCAGCTTGTGAATTTTTGATTTTAGATGTTTCCCATCCGTTAACATATTGTACACTGTTATCATCATTAGTTTTAACTAAGAATCCAGTATCAATCGATTGTGTAATCGTTTTTTCATTTAATTCGTATTTGAATACATCGTTAATTAATGCAAATTTAAAAACAATATCACCGATATTGTTAATATTTTTATACGATAATGCAAACCCTAAATTTAAATCTGTTGTTCCAGTTCCGACTTTATAAGAAAAAATCGATGTGCCTTTAAATGTAGTACCTGGATATGAACTTGTATCACCGACACTTACTAAATTAACATCTACTATATCAAATAGAGGAGTTTGATTTGATTTTGTTTTTTGCTGACCTAAGTTCCACGATACTCCGTTATACCAAAATATGTTACCTTGATATGTTGTACCTTGTTTTACTAAAACAACTTGGTTTTGTTCAGGTTCGGCTACTTTCACTAGTCGGATTTGACGACTAGTATCCATTGTAGTAGAAATATTAGTAATCGTACCTTCAATCGGTTTTGCTCCACCTAAGATAGTATATGCAATGCTAGAAGAACTAAGAATTGCAGTTATTTTAATAACATCAGGATCGAGTGTTCCGCTATATAATTGCCCGGTTCCTGCAGTTGCAATTAGATTCCCTCCGACTGTTAATCCTGCAACTGAGGTTAATCCTGTAACAACTGCAGTCCATCCTGAATTAATTGCGTTAACTTTCTCAATTACTCCAGTTTGGCTTATTTTTCGTGTAGTAACTTCATGCAACACATCAATAAAATCTACTTGATATACATTATTTGTTACAAGAACATCGGTATCTGCAGTGAATATTACTCGTCGTCCTTCGATTAAATTAATGCCATCGATGTTATATCCTAACGACCCTTCAATTGTTGAAAATGCATCACGAGTAACTGTATCAATTACATCAACATCAACGATTGCACGAGTTCCAAAATTAAATAATTTTAAATTTTTTTCAAATTCGATAATTGGTCTAACTGCTCTAAAAGCTTGATCGTAAGTTGCAGGTATGTCGTTTGCTAACGCACTCTTCTCAATCACCTCTTTGTGAATCCACTTATTGTTTCTACTCCAAAAATTTCTATCGTTACTTGCTCGATTAATTACAATATAATCCGGATTAGTTACATACGATGTAGAATCACTAAATGGAGTTGTATCAAATAAATCATTTTCAAACAGCATCGATTTTGATGTAGTATACGATGTTATAATTTCTAAATCTTTTTCATTTATTAATTGTATGCTAGTGCCTACTCCTTCAACAAAATATCTACCAGTTGCATAGGTCTTAGGATATACATTACCTGCGAATTGAACTCGCATTCCATTACTTAAATTAATATTATTAAATTTATAAGTCTTCTTTCCGATAATTTCTGCATCAACATTAATGTAACTGTTATCGCTTAGATCTAAAATATTAAACACCCCTCCCATATCTATATTACTTTCGCTAACATAAAATAACTGATCAGGCGCATTATCCGGAACTGTAAATGTAATTTCACCAGACTGAATAGAATTGTTAATCAGCAATGGGCTTACATATCGATTTAAAGGTCCGTTAGTTCTCTGTGTCTTAATACTAAATGTATTTTCAATACTGTCAATTATAAACTTATAAGTTTGACCTCTATATAATGCAATTACAGGATTCCGTGTTATTCCGTCAGGGGAAAACATATAAGAGCTGTCAGCTGTTGACGTGTCAACAGTTACCTGATATGTACTAGTTGCAATAGTTGAAGCTACGTTCTTAATAGTAATTGTGTCAGGACCGTGTGGCATCCAATAATAATTTTGAAAATTAACAAACATATCCCAATTAATATGCGGATTCCAACTATAAAATTCTTGTTTGTTTAATCTTGAGTGATCCGACACATTTGCGCCAAACACTCGTAGTTGATTAATATAATCCTGATAATCCTTAAAAAATACAGTATTATCTAACATATCATCAATAACAAATCCGGGTTCAAGTTGATAATTTTGTCTATTTCTAGTAGGAGCATTAACAAATACATCATCCGAAACGGTAGACTTAGAATATTGTCTTCCAATATATCCGCTAACTTTTTTAACTTGTCCTGGCTGTGTTAATTGAGTAATTGTTGAATGCAAAAATTTTTTATTTGCATCAGATCTATAATGCCTAGGTAAAAACGATGCAACCGTTGCGTCATCGCTCGTGTCAGTTGATTCGGTTCTAGGTATGATGATGTTGTTAGCCATTAGTTACTCCCATATATTGAGCTAGTTATAAATTGTCGATTTATTGTGTTATTGTCAATTGTTACGTTTGACGATTTAATGTTAGTTGCTGTAATTCCTGAAATAATTTCAATATCAGATACTGATGCGCCGTTAATTAAAATTTCGTTGTTGTCTGATTTAATTTCGTATAATCCGCCAAAATTAATATTAGAGTGTTTTGGCACAATTACAAAATTAGATATATTTGGCGATACAGAATTCATAACGTATGTTGCTAACTCTGTAAAGAAAAACGTGTCGCCAAAGTCCCAATTATCTAACGAAAAGAAATCATTAATAGAAACAATTACTTGAGATTTAACATCATTATCAGATATTACCCGACCAGGTGTTTTTGTAATTTTAAAAGTTGCTTGCAATTCCGGATCTGCGTCAGCACCAAACAATACTTTATAAACCACCGGATGGTATACTATCTCATCTGAAATTGATTTAATTAAATTTAAAGACGGTGCTACAACATTATACAACTCGTCTGATCCCGGTGGTAATGGTTTATACGAAATCGAACCGTTAATCCATCTTCTAAATAACGTATCATATGATTTAGTTAAAATATACACATCGATTATATTGCTAGCACCTGGATCTATTCTAGAATCATAATTAGCATTATGTATATATTGAAACTTTAATTTGTCTCTACCGGCATATACTTTATAGTCCGTTGACAGCATAAGAGAATTAGTAGTTCTTTTCTTTACTACTCCGGTATCAATAAAATAATAATATTGATAATTAGGATAATCAACTACTTCTGTTTCTAAATTTAAAATTTTAACAGTATCATTTGTAAAATTATCATAGTATCGATAATCATCTTGACCTACTGATATCGAATATCTTTCTTGAATAACATATTTCTTATTTGGTAAAATGTTTAAATTTAACGGTTCAACAATTACATTAAACATTTCCGGATTGTCAACTACACCGTTATCGTCGATATCAGCAAACGAAATAACAATTTTTTTATTATCTACGTACCCGTCTAACCCTATATATTCAGACACAATGTCCCACATAAAATCAGTAGTAAATGGTTTTGTACTAGACGGATGCCGATTAATCCCTAATACATTAATCTTATCTCGAACTACAGAACTTGATATAGTTTTTGAAATAACATCATTTTTATCATAAAAAAATCTTAGTTGTTTATCACTTTCAAAAATGTATCTAGTTTCTCGACTTGTTAAAATATACTTTTCATTGTTAGTTGTAAATAGTAACATCCAACTTGCATCTTGTTGGGTTGCTGTTACGTCTCTTTGATTTCCTAACGAAAACGATGATAGATAATTTATGTTAGATTCGTAAATAATTTTCCAACTTTGTGTTAATGCATCGTAACTTAAACCAAAAGCTTTATTTTCAAATATTAAATCTATCATTGTTAAAATTACACTTGTTTCTAATGCAGCTCTAAATTGAGGAATAATTTGATAAACATAAGCATTAGATGGTATCTTCACGTTTAACGTTATACCAGTTAATGACTGTCCTGCAATTGCAGTGTCTACACTTACAACTGCGGCCCAAAGGTAATCAACTGCACCAGGAATATCAGACATATTTGTATTTTCGGGTATGTCTGTTAATGCATTATCTAAGAATGTATTAAAATACTTTCCTACAGGACTTATAAATTTAACTAATGCACCTGTTCTAATGTATCTCAAGTCATCAGGGATCGATTGTGTTGGCCCAACTTGTGCAATTGACCCGATTCCAGTTCGTTTAACACATCCTAATGTTGTTACATTAGCTTCCCAATAAAACGTTGATCCTAACGGAGGGAATTCTGAAAGATAATGAGAATAATAAAAATTACGTAACTCTGATTTTTTAAGAAGAGAATTTACTATATTATAGATAACCCCTTCAATATCTGTTTTACTATAATATGAAAACGAATCAGTAATTTGATAATCTTCTGTATATATTACACCATCGTCGGCAAATAAATTTGTAGAACTATATTTCCCAGTTGGATCTACTAAATCAAAATATCTACTAATACCACTCGATGATCGATTAACAGCTTTTACTTTTAAAACTTGCTGACTTACACTTAATGGCGCAATATTGTAATCTTCTCCGGTTATCATTCTATTTTGTGTATAAAATGTAGACGGTGCATTTGCTTTAATATGTGCATTAGTTTCTGCCTCTTCCGCAGAAGTTACTGCAGTTGCTAATGATAAAGACAGTGTTAATGTTTCCTTCTTTCCTAAATTAGAAGTATATGGGATAGATATTGACACATTTTTAATGTCACGCGGATTAATTGAATACGAAATACCATTGCTAGTTCTATAATAAACTTTAAATGTACCTAACGGTTTATTTCCAAAAGTTCCATCACTAAAATTTAAACTAATCGCATCGCTTGCTCGGGTTGTTACACTATAAATATTTCTAATACTCTTATTAACACTATTATAGATAATATTGTTACCTTCAAAATTTGAAACTTTAGTCCATAAATTTTCATCTAACTCGGCACCGGTTTTATCTAATCGATACATCCATACATCGGTATTATTAATCCCAGTTGTACCAACATCAACAATTTCATTACTACGTGGTTGTGTAACTGTAAACTCAGACGATGCTAATGTTCCTTGTGTAAAATTTAAAAAGAATCCGGTTCCTGCACTTCCATATCCTTGTCCGTCATTTCTAAAAATACACGATAGTTTTCTACCTACTTTTGGAGCTTCTTCGTATACGTAATTCTGTCCTGTAAATGTCGAACTTGTAACTTCAAAATTCATTACACGACCTGCTACAGTTTTAGTAAAAGAATACAACGGTACTCCGGATGTTGTCGTGTTTAATGTATATTTTTCAGTTGGGATTCCGTAAATTGTATCCTTATCAGATGGGTTTCCAAACTGTTGAGTAGGATCCATTACTGCATTTATTATTTTAATAAACTGATCGTACCAGTTAGCATTTGATGAATCATTCCAAACAACCGATTGTCCAGATAAATTACGACCGTTGCTATCTAAGATATTTTGAGATGTTTGTACTGAAGTAAATTTTAACAATCCATATGCAGGTATATGTCTTTTTGCATTATAGCTAATTAATCTTGCTAATCGCAATACACTATCACGACGCTCTGCTAATTCTAAAAAATTCTCACGAGCATTTAAATCTACTCGAAATGCTACACTTTGTCCTAAAAATGCAATAACATCAAGCAATGCTAGGTATTCGGAACTTTCAATATAATCATTAAAATCTTCTGGATAATTTTGGCGAATATAATCGACCATTGTACGTCTTAAATTTTCAAAATCATAACTTTGAAAATCTGCATTTTTAAAAGATTGGTATACTTTTTTCCAATCTTCAGCTACTAATAATCTATTTTGTCTGTCGGTTGCACTCATGATGTTGTCCTAATAATGATATTTATTGTTTATATTAACCATGCAGTTTATCTTGTAGTTAAACCGTTTGCTTCGTCAAATCGTAACGTTATTCTCTCAGTGATATTGTATGCGGTATACGTTAATGAAAACAAAATCTGTATACCGGATTCATATACCGAAATATTCGTATCAGTTATCTTAACTCTTGGATCATAATTAATAATTCTAGATACATCTTCTAAAATTATAGATTTTACCTGCTCTGTAATCGGTTCAAACAAGATATCCCATATAATTGTGCCAAATGTTGGTTGCATTAGACGTTCTCCTTGTCTAATGTGAAAATGATTTATAATATCTTGTTTGATTAACTCAAAATCATATAAACTATAATGCTCTGCTTTACTATTTAAAGTTGAAAATCCTTTATATGTTTTTGGTGCAATTACTTCTGTTTTTTTTGTAATTGCAGGTAGTTGTATTCTGTCGTATTGTTGACTCATTTTTATTATCCTTGTTGCTCGTCTTCAGGTCCTTTAAGTTTTTCAAACGTGTCATTAGGGAGCGTATACGCCGGAGCTCCGGCAGGTTCTTTTGGTTCTTTAGTTGCGTCTGTTTCGACAGTTGGGTCTAAATTCTCGTGGCCTAACCATGGTTCACGTTGCGGTATCCGATTTGCTTTAAGTGCTGCTTGTGCTGCCGGACCATTCATTTGAATTTGAGCTGCAGATTCAACTATGTTTCCGCCTGCACTAGTTTCATTTGCACCACCCGATGTTTCTCTTATATAACCGCCTGCACTTGTATTAATATTACGTGATGCGGTAAAATTTATATCACGGTTTGCAGTAAAGTTAAAATCTTTTTCGGTATGAAAACTAATGCTGTCTTTTGCATACACGTCAATTTTACCATTAGCAGTCATCTCAATCCATGAATTTCCGCTACCATGCGAGATATAAATTAAATCTTCACTATTATGTAATAAAATCTGATGCCCGGTTCTAGTTCTAATACGAACTAATTCATTATGTGGAATAGAATGGCCAGAATCGCCTGGCTCTTTTCCTTGCTCAACTGCAATATACTCCGGACCAGCAGCTGATGCAGGTTTTGATCTAACAAACTTATCGTCACCGTCGTCCATTACAAACGTCGATCCGCCTAGTCGACTTACATACGCATTTTTAATAGGGTGATCTTTTTTACCAATCGTTCCTTGTTTTGCACCATCACTTTTATCTAACGGTCCAGGTGTGGAAATTCCAAATACTGAGCTAGGAGTTTCACGGCGTGCGCTGCTTGTTGTTATACCACGAATATCATCCTTATCTAACCCACTTTTTTGCAACACTGCTGCAAACGGATGTACTGGTTTTGGAACTTTAGTAGGATCAGGTAACGTATTGTTTTTATTCAAAGTTCTATTAAATTCAGCTACCGGCAATCTATCACCTGATGGATCTACTATATTTGCAGTAGCTGCTAATCCAGGAACCATAAAATTCATACTTTCATCTTGTACACAGCCGATCCAATATCCTCGTTTTGGATCTCCGTCAATAAAAACAACGATTACAGTTGTTCCTGGATCGGGCGGAACCATCCACATGCCGTAACTCTTTTGTGTATTTTGAAAATCATTTTCTTTACCAGTTGTAAAATCGGCACTAGTAACTCCGTAAAATGGACTCATATATTTTACTTGATGTGTTTGCCCTGACGACCCATCATTACCTACACTTCTTAATATTTCAACTTCTAAGCCGCCCATATAAGACGAATCTAAATGGCTAATTACTTTAGCTAAAAATGGACCTGGTTTTGATTCGCCGTACGATGCTGGTATTGTATCTGTTGTTTCACTCATATATTAATCTCCAGGTGTGATAAATGTAACAATATTCTTGCCTATCGAACTTGCAACATCACTCACCGTATCTACAAGGTCACCAGGTAAATTGCTTATTTTTTTCATTATGTTCTCAGCCGAAGCTGTTAAATTACCAGTGCCAAATGACGATTGTGATTCTTTTTCTTTCTCTTGCAGTCTTAAACGTTGTCCAAGTAATCGTTGTTCAAATTGTCCACTCTTAAATGTACTAGTGACTCGATTTATTCTATATAATCCGCTATATTGCATAACTGGAGTAGTTTCCTTTGCATGTGGTTGGGTTTCTCCTTGAAATTGATACAAACCAGTATACTGATTAATTTCAATTGGAGTTCTAAAATTAACAATAATATGCACTTCACCATTTTGCCAATTAACAGTTCCGTCTAAATTTAGATTCGAATGCTCTGTTGGTTTTGATGTATAATTTCCTATTCCACTTTGTGCAATAAAAAACGGATCTCCTACGATTTTTAAATCCAACATTATCATATCTTGACCTTCAGTTATTGAATCGTGAAATAATCTAGCTGCTCGGGTTATGTTAGTGTCAACTCCACTACCGCCTAACTTATCAGTTTTTGATTTTGTGTTATTATACGATACTGAATTATGAGTTGTATTTTCTTCAGGTTCTTCACCTTGTAGATTAATTACGTTAGTTTCAACAGGAGCCGAACCTTGCTTTTCGGCTGTTACAACATCTTGAGATCTTGCGCCTGCATCTGCTGCCATGGACACTGCAAAACTATTTTCAATTTTAATTTCAAAATTTAATACATCAACATTTTTACCAGTATAGATATAATCATATTTTTTCACAGCTTTTTTGTATAATTCGGCATATCCTTGTGGTTTAGCACCTGCAGCGCCCGGTCCTGAACTATTATGTGCATTATACGGAATTACTCTATACACTAAAATTTTAGGTTGTGTACCAGTTGATTTATAATTTGCATCAGTTGACACATTATAAACTTGTGTATCAATCCTCCACCATTTTACATATCCTTCTGGTGATAACGCGTTTGGATCTAACGCTTCTTGTGGGAAATTACTTTGCAAAATTACTTGATTAATAACATTTGGTATTGACATATCTTGTCTAAACCTAAAATCAGTTTCAGTTGTTGTAGGTGTATTATTCTGACGCACATTTACTTTTGCTTGCTCGTTGTACACTTCTTGATCTTTACCAAAAGGCGCGTCTGCTTTCTTATCCTGCCCTACTCCAATTAATGCTTGCCCGATTATATTACAATTTTTAGGATCTTGTACTTGATTATTATTTTTTTCATCTTTCATTACACCTAATTTTTTATAAATTGCATCCTGAGGAGCTGCTGAACCAGTAGTTGCACTCGATACTTCTTCAGTATTGCCTTTATTATCTTCATCGTTTTCACTGTATACTGCATCAGGAAATAAAATTATTATTTCATCTGGTACTTCAAGAACTTTATCTTCTTTAAGTTGTTGTAATCGTCTATTCCATACAGCTTGAAGACTGTTTTCACCAGTTTGCAATACTTCTTGTACCGACGACCCTTTAACCGACATATCATTCTTTAACGTTGCATTTTTTGCAGTTAACGCCGAGTTATTCCATGCAAATACACTACACTGATAAACAGAACCAGTATGATTAACTGTCATACTCATCTCTTGAAACTTAACAAGAATATGTCGTTGTGTTGTAGGTATTTGCGACATTACACCCATTTCATCGTTGCCACGAAACTCGATAGTTATTAAAAACGGTGCTTCTCTCCAATTTTTATGTCCAGCATCCCATGCAGCTTGTTGGCATGCTATTGAAAACAACCCCATGCTATACGGCTCAGTTACACTAAATGTTATATTAGTTGTATTTGTATTGTTACTTCTTTCAAGACCGATAACACTTTCAATATTCAAGTCATCTATAAAGAAATCAAACTTTCCATATGCTGTTAAAATTCTATTATCAGGATCTGCATTACCAGCTTTAAATATATATCGCAAGTCTGATGTTTTTGAATCACCTGTTTTTTTATCTTTTAATACTGACTTGTTCGACATATATGTTGAATCTGGATTTGCTAAATCATCATTTGTTATTACTGCAAATCCTATAATATAATTGTAAGATGCATAATCATGTAACACATTTGGTATCGGTAGCGGAATATCACCAATTTTTTGATATTTGGTTGTAATGCTTTTTGCAAAGGCCGAAATGCTAGTTACTACATCTGACGACGTTGCACTATTAAACAATGTTGTTGCTGAATCTGTCATAATTTATATCCCTAATGATACTTTTAATTTACTCATTTGCGGAATATATATTTGTGTTCCTGGCACAAAATCAAAAATTGGATCTTGAATTACATCAAGATTACGCTGTGTAAACACCCACCATAATGCTGCATCACCGTATAAATCAAATGCTAATAAATCTGGACGATGCTTGTATTGTATTTCAATTGTATACAAAAAGTCAACTACTTCTGCTGCAACTGGACGAATTTTTAAAATATCTAAGTAATCCTGTGTAACCGAAGTTTTATACCACGGACTTGTATTTTTGTATTTTGCTATCATGTTTAAATATATCCTGTGTTATTGTTAAGATATGATCCGGTAACAAAGTTATCTAAACTAAACTTACGGGCAGTTGTTCTGCTATACATAGGTGTTAAATTTACTGTAAACTGGCTCCTAGTTGGTACATATGCAATACCTCCTTCAGCATCAAAACCTAATCCCATAGCATTAGCTAGTGTTGCTACTTTACTAACTCCTTCTGTTATATCTGTAAGTTTGCTTGTAGCTTTTTGCATGCCAAATGCTCCACCTAGTGCTCCAGCTAATCCGCCAATACCTTCTGCTAACGAATTAACTTTTCCTACCATACTAGTGTGTGTAGCAACTGGAATATAATCACATTGTGCATCTAATGTTGTTTGAAACGATGTAACTGCGACTGGTACATTGTTAAACACATAACTTCCGTATGCATTTAATTTTACAATCGGTGGCGGATTACCAGCTTTTGGATCATTACCTGAAAACATTTTTGTTACTGATCGAAAGTAATGCAGTGCCGCAATCCAATATAATGCTTGTTCTTGATCTTCAACATTCATTGGTGCGGTAATTGTAATTGTACCCGGATCACTATGCTGATATGCATTAAACTTGTAGTTTGAATGTACTGGTTGCATTGCTGTGTACGATGCATTTGAATGAATAGTAATACTAGGTGTGTACGGAAAAATCATTCCTCCAGCATCAAGCAATGGTTGTAATACTGCATTTGTATACCTAAAACTCGGCCATAACGGTAACGATAATCGAACTCTCCAATCATCAATTTTTAAATCATCAAAATACGGTGCAACACTCATTGTATCGCCGATTACTTCACCTGCTCTAGGCAATGTCATTGATCTCGAGTCACTCAAAAAACTAAATGCACCGCCTAATGCAGTTGCGCCCATTCCTACGCCAGCAGCTGCGCCTGCCATATTCATTGCCATAAATAAATCCTCTTATATAACATTATTTATTTGACTTTATTAAGTATAGAGTTTATAATATATACAGTACATGGAGATACGAACAATGCTTACACCAAAAGTAAATTACTTAAACAACAAGGATATGCTGTTAGAAATACACAGATCAAAAAGCTCTTACTGTGTGTTTACAGATAAATCTTTTCACCAATATGATATAATTTTACCTAGCTTAGATAAGATAAACATCCGCACTATCGCAGAAGCTAAACGAAATCAAGCAAAAAGAATAGGCGATTTAGACTACGCTATTCGAAAAAGCAGCGGCGAAAAGATTAAACAAGCTGACTGCGAAGTTGATTATAAAAAAATTGCAAAAGAAAATGTAGTTTTTAGAATTATGACTTACGATCATATTCCTCTTAATTCAGTAAGAAAGAAAAATCCAAAAACAGAAGCAGATAGAAGAGAAAAAGTTAATTTTCCGCCGTTTCAACATTGGAAATTTATAGATGACGAACTTGTATGTGTAGGTAAAAGCCACTGGAGGGGAGACTTAGAAACTGGGCATTTTGATAAAAATGCAGGACAAATTACTGATACGTTAGCTCGTATGATGATTAAACTTTGTGAACGTTATGCTACTAGAGGTAATGTTAGAGGTTATACCTACAACGATGAAATGCGTGGACAGGCAATATTACAACTAACACAAATTGGATTACAATTTGACGAATCTAAATCAGATAATCCATTTGCATACTTTACTGCTGCAGTTACCAATTCGTTCGTAAGAGTTATAAATATAGAGAAGCGCAATCAGAATATTAGAGACGATATTTTAGAAATGAATGGAATGAATCCGTCGTATACTAGAACAGGTTCAGAAGAATATGAGGTAGCAATGCGAAGATCAGAGGATTACGAGTGATTGAATATCAAAAAATTTTAACTACATTAACGGATTTAGACAGGCGACCTCGCCTGTCTTACACAGCATTATTAAAAACACCGTATGCTGAACAAATATCACAAATTTCTACATTATTGTCTAGTACAAATGCTAGACAAATAATTTATCATATTAAACAACAATCACTTGTAATTCCGTGTTGTGAATGCAGTAACCAGTTAAGTTGGCATTTAGATTTACAACAATACCGAGCATATTGCAGTCCAAAATGCACTGCAACTTATTCTACTGTTATAAAAAAGAAAAAGAATTTAGAACTTCTTGGTGTCGAATGGCACACTCAAACCAACGATTGGAAAACTAAAGTAAAATCTACTAGTTTAGAAAAATACGGTGTTGACCATTATTCTCAAACTGACGAATACAAACAACGTGTTATTACTTCTAATTTAGAAAAATATAATGTATCACATGTTATGCACTTATCAGAGACTAAGCAAAAAATTAAAAATACTAATTTAATTAAATACGGCTTTGATAATCCTGCAAAAAATTATAATGTTCAATCTAAAATTAAAGAAACGAATCTTATTAGATACGGCTGCACTAATCCGTTACTAAATTTAGATATTCAACAACAAATTAAAGATACTAACATTATTAAATACGGTTATATTAATCCTCTAAGTAATGCAAGTATACGAGAAAAAAGCGTTGCTACTAAACGAGAACACTATTTTTCTGCAGATACATTAGAAAAACTTACAAACGCATCTTGGCTAGAAAATGAACAGCATTCAGGTAAAACTGTACACGAGATTGCTAATGATATAGGTATTAGTTCTAGTCAACTATGCAAAATTTTTCATTCATTAAATATTAATATCGTCCGGCATTCTGCAAGTGAATTAGAACGAAGATTATACTTGCATTATGATCAAAAAGGTGTTAAAATAATTACGAATAATAGAACTATAATTTCACCTAAAGAATTAGATTTATATTTTCCAGACTATAATTTAGCAATAGAAATTAACGGATGTTATTTTCATTCAGAACAGTATAACAAAACACAGATGTATCATTTACAAAAAACTAATGCATGTATATCACAAAACATTGCATTATTACAATTTTGGGATACAGAAATTAATGAAAAATGGGAACAAACTATTAATTTAATTGATAGCAGATTAGGGCTACATTCTAAATTATACGCAAGGCACACTAACCTGCAAGTAGTTAATTCAGCTGAGAAGGCACAGTTTATATCAACTCATCACCTGCAGGGAGACGTTAACAGTTTAATTAACCTAGGTCTGTACGATACTACTAATAGATTAATTATGGTTGCAACGTTTGGTAAGCCAAGATTTACTAAAGCCACTAATACATTTGAACTATTACGATTATGTTCATTCTCGGGGTTGCAAGTAGTAGGCGGCGCAAGTAAACTTATTAAACATTTTGTTAAATGTTATATGGAACCCAATGATGTATTACTGTCGTATTGCAATCGTCGTTATAGCACTGGTAATGTTTATTACAAATTAGGATTTACGTTAGAATCTACATCACCACCAGGATTTTTTTATATTGATAAATCCGGAAAGTATGCAGGTTCACGGTATCAATGGCAAAAACACTTAATGAAACACAAACTATTAACATTTGATAACACATTAACTGCATCACAAAATATGGAAAACAACGGGTTTTTTAAAGTTTGGGACTGCGGACAACTAGTATTTAAATTAAAAAAATAATGACTATGAATAATACACTGGATATAGCACATCCTGCACTCGATGATGCATATAAAAAACTTAAAGAAGAACACCCTAACACCGACTATACACATATTGAAAAACTATTTGAAGAAACTTACAAATGCAATATAAAGTTTGATAGCATGTCTAGCGGTACAGTTACATTTAACACAAACAAAGATTTAGTTTGGTTTTTATTAAAACACGAATCAACAGGAAATAATGAATAATTTATTTAAAAAAGCTGCCGTTTTCACCGACATCCATTATGGTCTTAAGTCAAACAGCAGTGTACACAATCAAGATTGTGAAGAATTTGTAGATTGGTACATTGCGAAAGCAAAAGAAGAAGGGTGCGACGTTGGTATCTTCATGGGAGATTGGCATCACAATCGCAACAGTTTAAACATTACAACAATGGATTATAGCTTAAGATGCTTGGAAAAATTAGGCCAAGCGTTTGATGCTTTTTATTTTTTTCCAGGTAATCACGACCTATATTATAAAGATAAACGTGACATACACAGCGTTGAATTTGGCAAATATATCCCTGGAATTACCGTAGTTCATCATCCTACTACTGTTGGAAATGTTACATTATGTCCTTGGTTAGTACATGATGAATGGAAAGAAATTGGTAAGAAAGGTGCGAAATATATCTTTGGACACTTCGAATTACCTCATTTTTTTATGAACGCAATGGTACAAATGCCTGATCACGGTGAGATTAGTTTAGACTCTTTTAGCAGTTACGAACTTGGTTTTAGTGGTCATTTTCACAAAAGACAACAACGTGAAAACATGCATT